GCCCGAATCCAGGAACTCTCCGTAGACGCTCCCAGACACGTCGAATATGTCGGTGACGGTGATCGTGCAGTCCTCGGCGACGGCCGCCGTGTCCACGGTGTAGCTCGTGTTGTAGGACTCCATCCAGCAGCCCTCGTACACGGTCGCCACGCAGTAGACGCCGGGGTTGCCCAGGTTGTTCAGGCCGCCCTCCTGCGGGACATCCGCGAGGGTCGCCTGCCCGACGTTCGGGTCGTCGCTCGCGAGCTGCGAGAAGACCACCTCGGTCTTGATGTCGAACGGCCACCTGTGGTGCTTCAGGGAGCGGACCGCGCCGCTCACGCCTGCCTTGTAGCCGAGAACCTGCATGAGGTTCGCCAGGTACAGGGCGGTGCGGGTGATCGAGATGCTCAGCGGAGTGGTCACGCCGGGCACTAGCTCGGCCACCTGGTCGCCGTAGCCGAGGCCGCGGACGGGGTCGATGGGCTTCGACTCAGTGTAGCTGAACGTGGAGGTCACGCCCAACTTGATGAATCGACCCACGTTAACCAGGTCGGTGAAAATCTTGAACCGCGTCGAGAGGACGGTCTCGGTGTTGGGCGTCGTGCCCTGCCGATAGACATACGACCCGCCTACGGGTGGTGGTGTTCCTGCTCCAGTTCCAGCCATGTTGTTCTCCTGCCCCTACCGGGGGCATCTACTGCACTATCGCGTATCCGGAAAACCGGAAATCACTCTCGGGAACGGCCTTGCCTTCGTTCCATTTCATCGCTCGTAACCTAACGGCCCTAAGGTAGTGAAACCCTAGCACGATGACCCGGCTTGTCCGTCCCCGAGAATCCTGTTATTCAGCCGCCGCCAGCGCCAGGCCGTAGACCGAGGACTTCTTGTTCTTGGCCTTGAGCTCCTGCGCCGCCGCTTCGCTCTCTTCCTGCTGCTGCTGCTTGTTGAGAGCCTTGGTCGCCTCGTCGAACATGTCCGCCGCGCGGAAGATAGACTCCACCGCCTCGCGGACCGGGCGCGTGTCGTTGACCTGGGTCAGCGACTTCGCGTCGAGGTACATCTTCTTGAGCTGGTCGCCGAGCGACTCGGACTGCTTGACCGCCTTGTTGGCTGTCATGTCGGCCGCGAGCTTGATCGGGGCGGTGGTCGCGGGGCGGTCCAGCCTTGCTGGAGCCTCGTCCTTCGCCGCGTGCGCCTCGGCCACCTCTGGGAGGTTGCCGCCGTCCTCGACGATCTTGCCCTTCTCGCCCACGTCGTTCACGAAGCCAGCGCCGCCGCCAGCGTTCGCGAGGATGGAGTTCACCGCCGCGATGGCCGCCTTGACCGCCGACATCTTGTCGCCCTTGTTGTGCATGGACCAGGCCACGGCGAACGGGTTGTCTACGCCCTCTTCCTTCTTCAGGGCGTGGACGACTTCCTCGCTGTGCGGGGGAGCGACGCTTTCCTTCTCGAACTCGCCCTCGGGGTGCATGTGCTGCTCCTGCTCGTCCATGCCGGGGAGCCTCCCGGTCGGGACCAGGCCCTCGTCCTGGAGCTTGAAGTCGTGCAGGCGGTAGTCGTCCGCCGTCTTGGCGTCGCCTTCCTCCGACGAGGCCATGGAGAGCCCGCCCAGGTCGATCTTGGTCGGTGCCGCAGCGGGGTCGGGGTTGCCTGTGTCGCGTGCGGGGCTCGCGGGGCGCGTGGTGCTAGCGCCGCTGCCGCCGCCGATGTCGCCGTTGCCGCCCATGGCGTGGTCGCCGAGGTCAGCGTGCTTGGGGAGGGCGGACTCGCCCTCTGCCTGGGGGATGTCCTTCACGAACGCCTCGGCCGACGCGGAGCCGTCGGAGGCGCGGCGCTTGGATGCCGCCACCGGGAGGGGTGCCGCTGCGGGTGCCGCAGCCGGAGCGCCGAGTGCGCCTGGGGGCGTTCCCGCCGCCGGGGCCTTGGGCTCTTCCTGCTCGATCGGGCGGTTCTTCAGCACGGACGCCATCTGCTCGATGAACGCCTGGGCCGCCTTGTCCGTCTCGAACTCCTTGATGCCCGTCAGGGCCTTGATGGCCTTGGCCAGCGCCTCGCTGGACAGGCTGCCGATGTCGGCCTTCGTGTCGAGCGGTGCCGCAGGGGCCGGGGCCGCCGGGGCCGCTGGTGCCGCGAGCGGTGCCTCGGGCACGGCTTCCTTCTTCTTGGCCGCCACGCGTGGGACCTCGATCTTCTCGGGCGACTTCGGCTCGCCTGCCTCGTCGCGGTCGGTCACGAACCCAGCGCCGTCGGCCTTCTTGTCGCTGGCGTGGATTCCGCGTTCCGCCACGGCGGTGTCAGGGACGTAGCCCAGACCCCTCTGCTCGTTCGTCGGCTGCCCTTGCGGGCGCTGCGCCCTGTGCCATTTTGCGATCATGTCAACCTCTCTTTTCAGTGTCCTCGCGACGTCGCCCATCTTTGCGTCGTCGAAGTAGTCCTCGATGCTTGCCGCCCCGTCCGCCCTCATCTGCTGCGGCGTCTTCTTCATGACGCTGCCGAGGTGGTCGACAATCCTCTGGAGCTCGTCGACCTTGGGGTCGTTCTGGTCCTCGTTCATCCACGCCGACGCGAGGGCGTTGGCGCGGCGAAGCGCGTCCTCGACGGTGCGCTTGGACACCAAAATTGTGCTCCGCTTCTGGCGGCTCTCTATCAGTCTCGACATCGTTCCCCTCTTAAATCGTCGTCGGGTTGATCACCGGGACCAACATCTGCGCCCTCAGGATCGCCATCGACTGCGCGATGCGCCCGCTGCCCGGCATCATGAGGATGTTCGCCCACGCCTGGGCCGCCTCGCTCGGGTTGATCGTCACGCAGTCCAGCGGGCCCTGTATCGGGGCTGGCTGGTTCGGGTTCTGGGGGCCGGGGAGCGCCTCCATGAACTGCGCCGTGTAGCTCGACATCTGCGTCGTGATCCCCACCCACAGCTCGGTGGTCGGGAACGCGAACGTGAACGCCGGGTTGTTCGGGTCGGTGAAGTTCCCCGCGATGTTCACGACGGGGTCCCCGAACGCGGCGATCTTGGACTTGTCGCTGGCGTCCTGCGGGCTGCCGACGAACAACGCCTGGAGCGTCACGCTGATGACACCGTTGCTCTGAGATACGATCGCCTTAACCTGCATCTACTTGCCCTTCCCCTGCGGCGGCTGCGGCTGTTGGGGCCGCTGCGGCTGCGGTTGCTGTTGCTTCTGCCTCAGGCACCCGCAAGCCATTAGAGGCTCGTCTGGACCGTGAAGGTCACGCTGAGGTACAGGAGGCTGAAGATCGGCTGGAACGTCACCGTCACGTCGACCTCCGTCGGGTCCTGCGCGTTCTGCACGACCACGAGGTCCTGGTACTTGTTGATGATCTGGCTCGCCTGGAGGCTCTGGAGCAGCGAGTTGCAGACGACCGTGATGTCCGTCACCAGGGCGTCGACCAGCTTGCGGCCGATGAACTGCTGCAAGTTGAGGCGGAACTGCTGGGCGGTGTAGTCCGCGATGGTCGTCGAGGTCGGCTCGCTGACCAGCACGCTGCGCGGGTCGGTGGTCTTGTAGTGGCGAATCTGGAGCGCACCGTTGTTGTTCAGGAGCAGGGTGAGCCCGTCCGCCGCCATCAGGTCCATCGTGGCGTCGTCGTAGGTGATGAGCAGGCGGCTGAAGCCCGTGAGGTTCTGGAGCGTCAGCGTGGTCGCCACGTCGTTGGCCGGGTTGCAGTTCAGGCCAGCCATCGCGGCCGCCATGAACGGCCCGTCGACCAGGTACTCGATCGAGACGCCCGTGGTGTTGTTGGTGATCAGGATGCCCGCCGCCGCGTTGCCGATGGCGATGATGCGCTGGTTGAGGATCGACCTCGCGATCGCCCTCGACTGGTTCGGGGTCGTGAACTGGCTGAAGCCCACGAAGCCGATCGCCTCGCCCTTGTAGCGGGCGGTGGCCTGGGAGGTCAGCTGGTTGCTGAGCGCCTGGGCGACGGTCGGGTCGTTGCTGAGCGGCACCACGACGTTCGCCTTGCTGTTGAAGCCCGGCAGGTTGAACGTGAGCTGCTGTAGGGCGGCGATGTAGTCCGCCGGGGAGCCGATGTTCGTGCCCGGCTGCACCGGAATCTGGATCGCGCCGAAGGTCTGGACGCCGTTCTGGGCCATGAGCTGGATGCCCAGGGACAGGCGGTTGACCGTGCTCGGCTGGCCGTAGTTCGCGTAGGCGACCGACGGGACCGTGTAGATTTTGAGCGCGTAGTCCTGCGCGACCTTGTTGGTCGTGTAGGTGACGTAGTAGAAGGTGCCGATGCTCGGCTCGTTGCCGCTGCCGCGCACCGTGCTCACGACGACCGTGTCGCCCGTGGTGGAGCCGAGGGTCGTCACGACCTTGGAGTTCAGGCCGAAGATCGCCTTCGCGTTGTTGCCCTGCGACGGCGCGACGCCCGGGTTGCCCGCGACGCGAGCGCCCGCGCTCACGACGAACTGGAGCGTGTCCGCGTTAACACCGCCGATCAGGTTTGCGGCGGCTGCGGTGGTGAAAGTGTCCGTGCCCGTGCCCGTGAACGAGAAGTTGATCTGGCCAGCGGTCACAGCGACCGATGGGTAGAGGCCGACATACACCGCGACCGTAGAGCCGGACGTGTGGATCGTGATCGCGTTGCCGACGACCGTTGGTGCGCCTGAGGTCGCGTTGTCAACCGTGAGGGTGACAGCGTTGCCGCTGGCCCCCAAAAATGCGGCAGTCGCCACGTAATGTGATCCTACTCCCTCAGCCAGCGACAGTGAAGCCGCCGTTCCAGGGCTGTAGTTGTAATTCGCCGGGATGGAGGTGATGCCGTACGCCACGTGGTTGCTCGGGTTGACGATCGTCACGCGGAAGCCCGTCTTCGGGTCGCTGTAGGTCTGGTCGAGGTAGCCGATGTTCGCGCCGCCCGCCGTGATCGAGCCTGACCCGGCCGGGTTGGACGAGGTCACGGTGTAGCTGTGCGTGACCGGGGCCGTCGTGCCGTTCACGCCGCCGGAGAGGTTCGTCGCCGCCGTCGTCATGATAGCGCCAACGCCAGCGTTCGACGTGATGATGATCTGGCCGCCGTCCGGCGTCGCCGCCGTTAGGGTGAACGCGGCGATTTGAGCCACCGTGTTAGGTGTGCTGTTCCAGTTGGAGTAGATCGTGACGAGGTCGCCGTTGACGACGATCGGGTTGGGGTTGAGCGAAGACGCGTCGATCGCGATCTGGACGTTGTTTCCGCCCGTGCCGTACGTGGTCGCCATGAACGTGAGGGTGGCCGCGCCAAAGGTGAAGGTGTGAGTCGCCTGAACTGGAGCGATGACGGTGGTGTCTCCGTCGTTGTTGAACGTCAGGGTGACCGTCTCGGACGGAGCACCTGGGTCAGACGTAGCGTCGCCAGTGATCAGCGGGCTGCCGCTGGAGAACTCGAAGGGGTAGACCACGCCCGTGATGGCGAACGGTCCAGC